GAAGCCGGCGCGAGAAAGGAAACCGGCGTCGAGCGCCGTTCTCCGGTTGGTGATCGCGCCGCGCGAGTCGAGGACGGCGATGCCGGCGGCGCGCAGCGTCTCATGGACGTCGCCGCGCTCGAGAGAGGTGCGGAGCTCTTCGGCCAGGGCGAAGGCATCCGCGGCGTGATCGTAGACGACGCCCTCGAAGCTCACGATTGGCTCGACGGAGAAGATCACCTGGCGGTCACCGCGTGTCGCGCGCCGAATGTCCGCGCCATCCTCGAGGATATAGGTGGAATCATGGTGCTCGCCGGTCGAGCTCACGACGTCGAGGAGGACGTAGGGGTAGGGCGGCCGGGCGCCCTCTTGCCCCGCCCAGAAGGCCGGCGCCGTGGGAAGGACGGCCTCGACCCAGGTCGCCAAGGCGTCCTTGACCATCTTCCAATCGACCGCGGCCACCTACATCTCCTGTTTGGCGGCGACGCTGCGGAAGTACCCGCCCTGTGCCGACCAATCTTCGATGGCCACGATCTCGTAGGTGCGGCCGCCGCGGACGAATGTGTCGCCGCGCTGGCCTGTGCTCGGGTCCGTGGCAATGAGCTCGTCCCCGCCGTACAGCACAAACCGGGCGCGCTGCCTGATGCCCTCAGCCAGCATCTGAGCGCTTCGGAGCGAGAGGGGCTGTACAGACACGACCGCGTCGAAGGTGCTCGTGGCGCCGGGGCTCAGAAGACCGAGCGAGCGCGTGTCGGGCGCCCGGCGGGTGATCGTGACCACCTCCGCCTCGAGGCCGATGACATCGAGCAGCGTCATGAGGCTCCTCGGCGGCGGAGCTCCCAGTCGATGGACTGCCAGAATTGGCCAGTATCGATGAGGGGCGTGAAGTTGCGGGGCCCCGTGTGGCTCTTGTCCGGGCCGCGGCGTCGTGCCTGGGTGGCCTCAGACAAGGGGGGATCGATGCCGCGAGCGATGCGGGCCTGGATCTCGCCGACGAGCTTGGCGCCGAGCAGCTCGAGCGCCCGATCCTGCGTGATCAGCCCATCCATCCACTGCCGCTGCAGCTTGCGGATCATGCCGCGGATCCGGTCGCGGTTCTCGTCGACGTAGGCTCGCAGCCACGACCGGGATGGGACTCGACCGTCGGCGGTGCCGAACTCGTGTACGGCGGCCACCAGGACGTTGGTCACCGCCTCCTCGAAGATGTCCTCGCCGTCGGGGCCCCGGCCCTTCTTCCCCTGAGAGGCGGCCTCGCCGAAGATCCCCACGGCGACGGCGACGCCGTTGTTGTACTGCATCCACCGGCGCTTCATCTCCTGGTAGCCGTGGTCGACATCGCGCACTGCGCCGGCCTTCGCCATCAGACGACCCTATCCGCGAAGATCCCCTCGCGGGTGTCGAGGTAGAGCTGTCCGGGCCCGGTGGAGGCGAGGGCGGCATCACCGAAGCTGTTGCCGGTCGGCTCCGGCACTGCGTAGGTGGTGGACACCCGGTCCACGGTGCGTGAGCGGATGGCGGCCTGGGTGCCGGTGCCGCCCGCGACGCGGCGGAGCGAGAGGACGACCAGGTGGGCGGTGAGCGCCTTCAGGGCGAAGTCGCTCTTTGAACCGAAGGCGTCGGCGTTGTGACGGCCCTCGGCCACCTCGAGCCACTGGGCGATGGTCGCATCGCTCGCCGCGGCGGTCTCGGGGAAGAGGCTCTTGACGTCGGCGACGGCGACCATGGGGCGAGCCTAGGGCCCGTCCCATGATCGGTCACGCTTGTTCAGGCCGCCTTCTTGGAGCCGTCGACCTTCTCGAGCTGGGCGTCGATGGCCTTGGCGACGGACGGACGGGTCTCCTCGACCGACCACTTACGCAGGATCGCTCTGTCCAAGGTGACAGCCACGAGCTCCTTCGCCTTGGCGATCGTCATGTCCTTGATCTCGGGCTCGCCGGCGTAGACCTCGAGCTGGTGGTCGGCCAGCAGGTGCTTGACCAGCTTGCTGTCTTTCACCGCCTCCCAGTCTTTCGGGTCGGCGCGGTTCAGGCCGGGCATCACGCGCATGGGCGCGGTCTTGCCCTTCGGCATGAGGTGGAAGATGCGGGCGGTATGGTTGATCAGACCGACGGTCTCCGGCTTCTTGGCGTTCTGGTTCTGGCTCTCTGCCATGGTGGACTCCTCGAGGGGGTTTGGATGTCCCGAGCAGCCTACTGACACCGCCAGCGCCGTCACGCGCGTTCCAAAAGAAAGGGGGCCGCGCGGACCCCCTTTCGGCTACTGCTGTGCGGGATGCCCCCTACAGGTCGTCCGTGTAGACGGCGCTGAGCGGGTAGAAGAAGCTCACGCCGCCGATGCGGGCGTGGGTCGGGGTGAGGAAGACGAGGTTGTGCTGCTGCACCGGGAAGATCTCGAACTCCTGCGGGATCTCCAGCTGGAGGGCGTCGGGGTCGCGGCGGTAGGTCACCATGCGGGGGCCCGTGCCGGCGTCATCCGCCGTCTTCAGCTTGTCCCAGGTGCCGACGCTCTGGATCCACGGGTTGTTCGTCAGGAACCACTTGAGGATGGTCGGCTCGATGCTGGTCATCTTCGTCTGAGCGATGTGACCGTACTCGAGCGTCGGCAGGATGATCGCGTTCGGCTTCTCCTTCTCCGACGTGGTGTCGAGGATGGACTGGACGCTGGCCCCCATGTCCTTGGTGATCTCCTCGGGGGTCTTGTCGTCGGCGATCCAGGCGCGGCCACCACCCGGGTCGGCCGCCTGGATGATCGGCACGTTGGGGTGGTTGAGGAAGCCGAGCATGCCGGTGTTGGCGTCACCGAAGGCGCAGATGCTCTCCTCGAGCTCGGCGACGGCCCGCGCGGCCGCGGTGGCGTCTCGCTGTTCGAGGCGCTTGTTCGCCATCTGGGAGGCACGGATGTCCTGCACGCTGTAGGCGAAGCCGATCCCCATCGAGTGGACGGGCGCGGAGAACTTCTTGCCCTTGACGTTCGCCAGGGGGAGGTCGTCGGCGTAGTTGCTGATGAGCTTCGCCGTGCCCACCTGGTCGTACTGGTAGTAGGAGATGGTCTCGGCACCGGGCCCGGCCTCGTTGGAGACGGGGACGTACTCGCGGTGGCGGAGCTCTCGACGCATGACGTCGTAGGTCTTCGCCTTGATGTGCTCGAGCTCCTGCTCGAAGAAGAGGGCCTCGTTGGCGTCGAGGTTGGTGAGGTGAGCCAGAGCTGCGGTGCTGGACATGGTGGGTTCTCCTGCGGGCCGGCGGTGCGGTGACGCTTCCTTTCGGCGGGGGTTAGAGGACCTCGAGGTCGACGGTGAGGTGGCCGGCGGTCAGGTCGGCCGCGGCGTTGTTCTTGGTGAAGACCGCGGTGAGGCGGGCGCCGGGGGCGCCCACGACGCTGGCGACCTTGTTGAGCGCCGTCGGCGTGTTCTGGGTGATCGCCCCGTCGACGGCCACGTCGCTGTCCCAGGTCGCCAGGACGGTGGAGCCGGCCTTGATCTGGATGACGTAGTGGTCGGTCGCGTCGCCGGCGGTGACGCCGGCGCTGAGCTGGGCACTCTTCAGTCGGACCTGGCGGCCTTCGGGCACCGCGCCGAGCTCGAGGGTGGTGGTGGCGGCGATGGCGCCCACGGCCGCGTCGCGTGTGGCGAGGTCGTAGGTCCCGAGCTCGTCGGTGAGCTCGAGGACGGCGAGGCCGTTCTTGGCGGCGGCGGAGCGGAAAACCGCGCCCTTCACGTGGCGGCGGGTGTTGGTGTCGTCGTCGGCGCCCCACTTGCCCTTGGTGGTCTGGGTGGCGTCCGCGACGCCATCGTCGAAGCGGCAGTAGGCCTCGTCGCCCACCGAGACGGCGGTCTCGACGGCAACGATGACCCGGCCCTTGCGGAGGACGGAGCCGACGGTATCGGCCGGCACGGAGGCGACCGCCTCGCCGGCGTTGTCGGTGGAGTGCTCGAGCAGGGTCACGCCGAAGACGTCTTTGTGGGCGCCATCGAGCTCCTCGAACTGGCCGTCGCCCTTGTTCGCCACGCCCAGGCCGTAGGGGATGGCCGAGGTCTCGCTGTTGACGAGGCTGGCGACGTCGCGGAGGGATGCGTCCGCGAGCTGGCCCTCGACTCCGAGGGCCTGGTTGTCTGCGTATCCACCGGTCTGCATCTCGAGCTCCTGTGCTCTGGGTTGGGAGGAATCGGCTGGTGGCGGACCTACTTGTCCGCCTTGGCCCCGTCGTCGTACCCGTCGAGGCCCTTCTTCCAGGCGTCGTGGGTGTCGTTGACCATGCGCTCACGCGCCTTCTCGGCCGCGGACTCCTTGGCCGAGCCGGGCTTCGCCACCACCTCGCGGACGTTGGCGCGGCTCTTGTCGGCGCGCTCCTTGCCCTCGCGGTACGAGTCCGAGGTGAGGAAGGCGAGCGAGGCGTCGTAGCGGGCCTGGAGGTAGTCGTCGGAGACGCCATCGAGCTTGGCCTCGGAGTCGGCGACCAGGATGACGCGGCGCTTGATCTCGGCGTCCTTCAGGGGCGAGAGGTCGACCTTCTCGTTGTCGGCCTTGTCGGCGTTGAGGATGGGCTCGGCGTCGCGCTCGAGGTCGAGGCGGGCCTCGACCAGCTCGGCGATGCGCTCGGGCGACAGCGAGTCGGTCACCTGCTTGTCGAGCTTCTTCTTCTCGGCCTCGGCGGCGTCGGCGCGGGCCTTCTCGGCGTCGACCATCTTGCGGGCCTCGGAGATCTGGGAGTCGAGGGACTCGAGCTTCTTGTCGCGCTCGCCGAGGGCCTTTTCGACGATCTGGGCGTCCCGCTCCTCGAGCTCGATGCTGATGCCATCCACGGTGATCGTCTTCTTCATCGGTTCCTCTCCTGTGCGGGGATCGTCTTCCGCTGCATCTTCGACGAGTACAGCGCTTTCAGAATCTAGTCGAATCCGTACATCGGGCCCGGCGCGACCGCGCTCGGTGATGGCGGCGTGGTTGTAGCGAATCTTCCGTTGGACAACGTCATAGGCCTGGCCGCGCCAACTGCCCGGAGTCGGATCGATCTCTCGCCAGTAGCCGAGGGAGATCTCCTGGCGCTTGCCGTTCTCTACGTCGCTCACGGCTTGCGAATCGGTGACCAGCACGCGGCCGCGGATGCGATCGCCATCGCGCTCCAGCGTGTCGCCGACATGTCCCACCTGCAGCTGGCGGGCATTGTCGGCGGTGACCGGCGTGCCGATCGGCATGGGATGCTCGAGGGTGAGGACGGCCATCTCGAGGGTGGCGAGGCTGTCAGCGGCGAAGACCTCCTCGGGCGGGCGGAGCTCGCGCCGGGTGGTGCCATCCGCGAAGCGGTAGACAAAGACGCCGGCGCGCGTGAGCGTCGCCGGCGCCCGGAGGAAGCCGTTGGGCAGCCGCTCGGCCTTTTCGAGCGGGCTGGCGTCAACGAGAAGTCCCATGGCGCCCACTCTAGGCAGGGGCCGCAGGACGTCCAGCGCGTTAGTCGCCGCCGGCCTGGTCGATGGTCTCGATGAGACGGTTTTCGCCGGCGTCGCCGTGCAAGGTGGTCACGCCCTGGAAGAAGACACGGGCGATGTCATCCGACCACTGGCCGTTGCGCACGAGGTCCCGCGCCAGCGCAAGCGTGGCGTCTAGGTCGCGGGGATCGAACTCCGCCGTGACACGGTCTAGGGGGTGAGCGTCGGCCATGCCCTACCGTACCACGCGTTTCAGCGCATCGGCCAGACGCTTCCGGAGCTTCTCGGTGGCAGCCCGGCCGGCGATGGAGATCCGGAACTCGCGCTCCTTGGCAGCGGCGATGATCGCGTCTGGGCTGTCGAGGTCCTCGGCGCCGACAAGCCGGCGGGCCAGGGCGGGATCTGTGCGGGCCCGCTTCATCTTGGCGTCCCAGTCAGCTGCCGCGGCGCGCTCTGCCTTGCGGACGGCGTTCTTGGTCTTCGGCAACTCGCGAACGAATCGGTGGAAGTACTCGTCGAGGGAATTGGCGATCGGTCCGGTATCGCGCCGCGAGACCATCCTCTCCCCGAGGGCTACCGCATTGAGCTCCCGGCGGATGGCGATCTGCTGCTTCTTGGTGAACCCGGTGCCGGCGCCGCGGAGGGCGCGGGCGAGGGAGTCAACGTTCCAACCCTTGGATCTCGGCGTGGCCTCTTGGCGCTCGTACCCCGGGGGCACGCCAACCGGCATGAGCTTCTTCTTCGCTCCTCGCACGCCCGGGCGGCGCCGGGGCTTGTCGTCGATCCCGGGGATCACCGGCTCGGCGGTGCAGCGGCACTGGTAGTCGCCCCCTGGGTTCTCGCGCCGTCCGGTCCGCGGATCGACGATCGGCGGCTTGTCGTACCGGCAGGTCTTCCCCTCGAGGGCGCGGTGACCCGGCCGCACCCGGTCGTCCTGGGCCGTCCGCCAGATGTAGCTCTCGATGCCTAGGGCCTTGTGGCGCTGCTCGGTGATCTGACTGCTGAGCTTGGCGGTTTGGTCTCTGGCGATGAGCTCCGCATGCCGGGCGTGCTTCGGGTAGCGCTTTCGGATGTCGCTCTCGATCACCTCGGCGCGCCGGCCGGCCCGGACGTTCGCCAGCACCGTCTGTTCGATCTCACCGAAGTACTTCGAGGGGATCGACTGGATGAGGGAGACGTTTTGAGCGACGAATCCCTCGACCAGGGCCCGCAGCTCGGGGTCGTTGCCGAGGACATCGATGCCGAGGAGGACCTTGAGCTGGTTTCGGTTGAGCTCTCCGTTGGCGACCTTGACCCCGGAGACGACCTTCCGCCGGATGAGCTCGGCGAGCTCGGCGTCGCTCACCCGGCGCGCCATCTGGACGCGGACGCCCTCCATGACCCGAGAGAACGTCGTGAGCCAGTTGTCGAGGTCGACGATCAGGGAGTCGTGGGCGAGCTCCGCCTGGCGAACGATTGACGGCAGCTCCGGGACGACCATCTCGAAGACGAGCCGCCGCATCTCCTCGAGCACCCTCTGGCGGATGAGCCTGGCGTATGCCCGCTCATGGAGCTTGGGCAGCTCTGTGGTGGGCACCGTCCGTGGTCGCGGCGGTGCAGCTTGCGTTGCCGCAAGGAGGGTCGCGAGGGATGCCAGGGGATTGCCGCCGGTGGTCTAGGACTTGTCCGGCTCCGAGCTGGGCGCGGCGGCCGCGGCCTTCTGCTTGCGCGCGGCGGGGGTGAAGGCCGCACGGATGATGCGGCGGCGCTCCATGCGGCCGGTGAGCGGGTTGCGGCGCATCTCCCTGCGCTCGGTCAGCTGGATGTCCTCGCGTTGCTTGTCAGCCTTGGGGGTTCTCTTGCCCATTGGGAGCCTTCTTTCCGGGTTGGGGTTTCTTGGGATCACCGCCGGCGCCGGGGGCGTTGGGGTCGGCGGCCTGCAGCCGCTGTTGCATCTCGGCCGCCTTCTTCTCCGCTTCGGCCTTGGCCTCCTCCCAGCCCTCGAGCATGGCGTCGATGTCGGGCTCCTCGAGGCGGAGCGAAGCGCGGAGCAGGGTCCGCGCCGCCGCCTCGGTGATGGAGCCGCTAACCAGCTTCTCGAAGACGGCGAGAGCGGCGTTGATGACGACGCCGGTGACTTCCTGCACCTCGCCGGTCGAGGTGCCATCCATCGAGCCCGGCTCTTCCTCGATGGCGAGCTCGGTGCCATAGCCATCGCCGCCATAGCGGCTGTTGCGGATCTCGTCGGACGTGAGGGTGCTGCTGCGGATCCGAAGCTCGTCCGCCTGGGCGTCTCGCAGCCGGTTCTCGGAGATCTCCTTGTCGCTGGGGGTCCAGAGCGGCTGCGGCAGCACGTCCCACGAGGGCGGCGTCATCTTCTGCTCGGCGAGCAGGTACGTGACCAGCTGCTTGGCCTGGGGGAGGAGGTTGCGCTCCTGCTCACCCTCGATGGAGTTGTAGTACTGCTCGAGGTCGCTCTGTCCTTGGTCGCCGAGACCGGCAGTCGCCTTGCCGAAGAGGATCTTCTCCGGGATGTCTGCCGCTGCGATGAGCTCGTCGCGCAGCCGGTCGAGAAGATCGGGGAGTCCGGTGATCGGCGTCGGCTTGCGCTCGAACTCCTCGTTCTCGTCGATGGGGACTAGCCGGGCGATCGAGCGCGCGAGGTCGAGGGCCTGAATCCGCTTGATGACCAGCTGGTCCTTGTCCTCCGAGAGCATCTTCGCCAGGCCTTTGATTTTGAAGACAGCCTGGGCGAAGTCTGTGACGAGGTGGGCGGCGCCGCCGATCGCCT